TCACCCGAATGTGAATGCTGGTTCTTTTCGTGGCGGTTCTCTTGCTGCCATGGAGCATAAGGCTAATGACCATAGCATATCATCATGGCTGTTATCAGGGTGGCTAAACTGTAGATGCCCGCTCTTGCTGTACTGATATTGTTGCTCATTAATTTGTGTGCATAGCTGCCTATGATATGGTATCGCCAAGCGGTTCTGCTCCATGACAATCTTCAAGTTTGATAACAACTCCTCTTTTGTTTGAACCGTAAACTTTAATCCTTCAACATTGCTTAACCCCTGGTTGCGAATCTCCTCAAGAACAGGCTCGCCTACGCCCGTCTGGTCCACAAACACTTTTCTAAATTTGAATTTTTGATGGGCTCTAACCAAATGCCCAATAATTTGGCTGTATGACGTTTCAAGCGGAAACTGATAAAGATAAACAAGCTTGAAAATTTCACCTTCACGCTTCAAAACCGTGATAACGCTATAATCTTGCAATTTACCGAAATCCACTCCAGCATAATAGTCTCCTATTGGAAAAGCTGCTTCAAGGCTTCCATAAAGCTCAACACTAAGCCTCTGAGCTAACTCAACACATTTTCTGATTAGATCCTGCTGAAAATAGCTGTTTAAGGCTTCTACGAATTCCGCTTCATACTCCATCAAATAGGCTTCTCGGGTCATGTTGGCTTTCATTTCCTCGAGAAACTCACGCTTGATTAAGGGGCATTGTTCAGACTTGACTTTATGCACGCTATAGACTGGGTTAACAAAGGCTCTGTAAAAGAAATGATCTTTACCCCAAGGCGTGCTTAGAAAAATGGCATAGCCATCTGTAGTGCTTAACATGGGAAAAATCACTTGGGTTATAACTTCTTCGGGCATAAATGAAGCCTCATCGCAAATCACCATTTGGGCTGTGTATCCTCGTAGTAAATTCTCGGAACAAGGTAAAGCGATTATGCGACTCCCATTCTCAAAATGAATCAGCGTCCTCGTGACTCTTACAATTTTGTTTCTCAAGCGCGGAATGGAATAGACGAATGTTGCTATGCGGTCAAACATTATCATACTTTGCCTTAGGCTTGGGCTCGTAATCAGCACAGTCACATTAGGATTAGTATCCGCAAAATAGATGGCTTTCATGGCTATCGTTGTGGTTTTACCCGTCTGCCTTCCCATGCAAGCAACAATACGCTTATTCTCATCTAAAAGAAGCTCTGCTTGATAAGGAAAAGGCTTCACACCCAAAACTTTCTCAGCATAATCCACAGGTCCCTTTACTTCAACAGCTTCTTCCCTAAGCAAGTCTCTAATCGCTTGCTGCGTTTCCTCAAACCTTCTTAGCGCCCTTCGCTGCCTGTAACTCCGCAACAGCAGCAGCAAGCTCTTCAATCTGCTTCTCAATCTTCTCCCACCTCTGAAAACTACTCAAAAGAGGACTGTAATCTTTGGCTGCTTGGAAAATTATGCGAAAACGCTCAAGCGTGAGCTTATCCACTTGCTGCAGTTCGCAGATCTGTTTGAAGGCTGTGCTGAAAAGCTTGACAACCTCTTCCATGCTTAAAGCGTCGGGGGCTGGCTCAATAGTTTGAACTATTGCCGTGTGCTTAGTTTGAACTATAGAGCAAAGTTTAAGCTGTTTCCTTATAGCGTCAACGGTTCTTTCGGGAAGCCTTCCACTTTCATAAATTTGCTGAGGAGACAAGCCTTGACTGGCAAGCTCGTCCAAAATCGCAATCTCCTCTTCAGTCCAAGGTTTGCCTCTCGCCATGCCTCTACGCCTTCTGTGTTAAGAATATGCCCGTAATATTGCCAACCAGCCCAGAAATAACCGTGAAGATTTCTGGATTCCACCTTCCCAAAACAACCAAGTGCACAGCCTCTAAAGCAGTTAAACATGCAACCATGCCGAGGCTGAAGTAAACCGCATAAAGCAACTTCTGGCTTGGCGGAACCTCAACCCTTCTTCCACGCCTAATTTGAATGGTTTTTGTTAAAGCCTCTCGAATAAGGTTCCTCAACTCTCATTCCCCAAAAGCGTTATTCTCCGCATTAGGCGTCTGGCTCTACCGTGAATGAAGGCTTGCTGACAAACCTGAACATTCTCCGCATTCATCAGCTTAGGCAACAAAACCTTAATGTTCTCAACAGTGCCAACAGGAACTATTGTGCAGTCAATCTGCCCATAACCTTGAGCGAAAAGCCATTGGCTTGCCACGAGCACGATGTGTTTTGCAATTTTTCCGAAGGCTCCAATGTAAACTCCGTAGCTGGTAACAGGCAGGTCTATTTCCGCGCCAGAAGCTCCAGCCTCACGCAACTCTTCAACAGTTTCAAGCCTGCCACGAGAAGCATCAAGCCAAGTAACCTCAATCAAATCGCCTAACTGCAAATCGCCAAGTTGTTTAAGCACTTTCTTGCTCATACGCCAATAACCACACATAAAATAAGACGGAAACAGAGAGTTTTAAGCAAATCTGAATATTTTCTTTCATTAAACAAGATTTTAATTAAAATTCTGTTTCAGATTTGCTTTTTAGCCTCTTCAAACGCTTCTTTCTATTGGAATAATTCATGGCTTCGGTTACAGCAGACCAAATTCGCAAACGCTTAGGCTTAACGCCAGCAGACATAAGCGACGAAGACGCTTTAGCCTTCAGAGACGAAGCTGCAGCATTCTTAAGCGAAGAAATAGGAAAAACGCTTGAAGCTGAAGACTGCACAGAAGCAGAAGCCAACGCCATACGCAACTTGGCAGCCATCTACTGCTATTGTAAGGTTAGTGGGGGCTCAGCAATCGGCTTAGACTTCACCATAGGCGATTTACGTGTTTCTCCTGATGCTGGAAAACAACTCGAATTTCTGAAGGAACAGGTTGAGCGGTTCATAAACCGCCAGAAACGGTTGGGCATAAGCCTTTTGGAGGGACCATAAAGATGGGCGTTGTTCCCGAAGCCTACTATCAATTCGTTATGGATTATGCACCTTACGTTTATGTTATTCCACCAGATACTCCTGACCCAGAATGGGGAAGAGCAGCATTTGCAGCAGCCTTCGCAATAGACTTCCTCTATGAAGCGTACAGTGCCAAACAATTTGAAGACAGGAAAACAAACATTTATGACAAGATTGTTTCGCTTGCAGATTGGCTCTTAACCCAGCAGTGCACGGACCCAGCCAAAAAGGCTTATGGCGGATTCAAAAGCAATGAAAACAGCACCTACTATTATAGCGTGGATGCATGCAGAGTTATTCCTTCCCTTTTAAGAGCTTACGAATTGACAAGCAACTCTGACTATTTGAATAGTGCAAAACTTGCAGGAGCCACATTTCTCAAAACAATGCAAGACCACCAAGCCCACGGCGGCTTCGCAAGAGCCGTCACAATAACCGATGCTTGGCTTCTCCAAATGGATGTGGAATGCCTTTACGGGCTTATAGGCTTGAAAATGCTTGCTGAAAAGTATGATGTGGCAAATGCAAGTCTATACCAAAACATGATGGCTAACGCTGTTGGCTTTTTACGTGAAGGCTTTGAGAACCTTTGGCTTTACTTTGATCCTGCTGATTCAAAGTGGTATCGTGTAGGCTTGGCTGAAAATGAAATCTACGATGACCCATTAGCCTACGCATTAATCGGCTTATATGCGTATGAAAGCTGGAGCCTCTCATGCCAGAAAGTTTACAACTTCATAAACACGATTAGGGCTTCTGCGCAGTATCCAGCTTACAATCCTGCTATTTGCTGGGCTGGCTACATAGACGTAATAACACGTTTTCCAGCATGCGACTATTATGACGCAGTTACAAGCGGAATCCTCTGGAAAATACGAAAGCACCATGACAAGCCGAGCTTCGCCTACAGCGTGAAAATAATAGAAAAACATCAAAATGAGTTCATGTATTGGGGTGTTAAGCATTCGGATTACAGTTATGTTGAGAACAAGCAGGCTATGGCTACCGTCTGCTGGCTTGCTGAGTTATTCCTAAACTATGAAGAGCCACAAACACGCTTTACACAGATTTTGCGTTCAAAAGGCGAAAACATAACGCTTTATCCCGTAAGAGAAGTAGCAGAAACAGTTTCTTACGGCGAAGGCATAGACATCCCCGCAATCGTTTCGCCAACCCGAGTTGAAGAAGTGCTCATAGAACCTGGCTACATGGTAAACGACTATCTCAATGTTTACACTTTCGCACCATTAAGGCAACATGACAAGGTAAGACGGAAAGGCGTAGATTACGAGGTTCTCGGCGTTCAAGCCCTCGACTTCCAAGGCGAAACAGCCTATTTTAAAGCAAATTGTAGGAGGCTTATCGGGCAATGAGCGAAGTTGAGAATCCTGTGGACACGGTTGTCAGGCTTCTAAGCAAAAACATGTGGGTTGTCAAAGAAGACGGTTCGCTTGCCTCAATACTCGTAAGCCGAGAATGGTATGACCGTGAACTCTTCAAAAACTACGATGGGCAAATAACGGTTGGGCTTGCGGAAAGCAGAGACACAAAAATCGACATGAGCGGAAGACTTCGCAGACGTGTTGGCAGCTTACGTGTCAATGCTTGGAGCCAAGACATGCTTACACGCCAAAAAATGGTTGAAGAAGTAAACCGCATTGTAAGGCAGAACCGCAACAAGCCAAATGAAACGCTTTATTATTTTGCTGGTGTTGGACAAACAACAGGAACGCACAAGGCTTTCAGTGCTGGCTCAGCCACCGAGCCTACTCCAGAACATGCAAGCTGGAATGAATTAACAAACGTGGAATACGAGAAAATCTGGTATAGCGACGACAACTGCTATTCAAAAAGCCACAACGTAAACGGCGAATATGCCTTAATGCTTTTCCGCTTCAAAATCGATTCTCGAGAAAAGACTGTAAAGAAAACTGTTTTAGCCTTTGAAGGCTATGGAACAGCTCCAGCAGGAAACGGCGTAACCATCAAGGTTTGGAACCATGTGGCTCAAGCATGGCAAAACGCTCAAAGCGGAACGAGTGGAGCAGACGAAACCATCAGCATAACGCTCACTTCAAACTTGACAGATTACATCGATGATTCTGGCTATGTTTGGCTTCTGGCAAGAACCACAAACCCAAGCGACGGCACAACTCCAGCCATTCTCTATTGTGATTACGCATGTTGCACGGTAACCGTGAACGGAATCACCTATCTGGACATTGTTTCATATCGCGATGCTGACCGTGTTGACGTTAAACCCTTCATATTCCGCACAGAGTTCACCCTAAAATCATGGTCCTTTGAGGATATTGGAGGCGTATTCTAAAATGGTTGAAACATATGGAGCGCATGAAAGCCGCATATACTACGTTGAAGAAGCCACGTATGGGCAGACGCCAACAAACCCTGCAATGCTGGGCGTTCCAGCAGAAAACATCGACCCAGCCATAGACCCTTCAAACATAAAGGTTCGTGGAGTAGGCAGCATAGACCTGCAAGCCATCAAAAAAGGACTACGAAGCGTCAGCCTAAAGGTTTCTTATTCGCTGCCAAGCGAGGCGCCCATAAACTTTCTCCAAAACGCCAAAGCGGAGCTGAACAAGTCATTAAGCATTCAAGTCTTGTATTATAAGGGAATATTTGCTTCAGCAACCGACATCATATCGCTTCTCTACACCGGTTGCAAATTCCATAAAGTAACCGTTGAATGCAGTATAGAAGACGTTGTCAAGGCTACGGCAGAGCTTATTGGGCAAGACTTAGCGGTTGGAACATCAAAGATAACAGGCGCCACATACGCAGACTACGCCGGAGCAGTTCCCTTCTACGAAAGCTACGTTAAGAAAGGCACAAGCACGCTCGACCGCGTCACAGACTGGAAATTCACAATCGAAAACAACCTCAAACAAGTCCCCGTCATACGCACAACAAGCGGCTATCTGCTAAAATATCTGCCTTATAGGCACCGCAACTTAACAGGCGAAATAACCTTCGAGTTTGAAAGCAAAGAAGAATTCGACGATATCATAAACGACTCATCTTTTGACTTGGAGTTTGGTCTCGGCGGCTCAAACAAGGCGGTCTTTTCTGGCTGCAAATGGGAAAATGTGTCTGCACCAGCACACATTGAAGATTTAGTTTCATGCAAGGCTGGCTTCGTCGCTAAAGGTCCAGTCAACATAAGCTGAGGCGATCAAGATGGCTGTGGAAGTTGATGTTTTAGAAAATTTTGGGCGGGAAGCTGAACTGCGTAAAAAGTGGCTTCAGATGTGGGAGAGGCTTGGCGTTCGCATTCTGAAACTGCCGAAATGGATGCAGGAAATCGTATTGGAAGACGTGAACACTGCGATTAGAAACCGCATAGCCACGATGGAGATGATTCAAAATGCGAAAAGAAATCATTGAAGTTGGAGACGAGTACGGACCTGAATATAACGGCAAATATGTTTTCAGTGAGATAACATGGGCTAAACGCAGCAGAATAATCCAAAAATACACACATTACAGCCAACAAACGGGACAAGTCGTCGCAAGCGACTACGTGGCTATTCAAGCAGAAACCATAATGGCTTCGCTAAAAGAACAGCCACCAAACAAGCCCATAACCCTCGAGAAACTCTTAAGCGAAGAAGACGGCGTTCCCATCGAGCTTGGCGAATTGTTCAGCCAAATAGTGAATAGGCTTAATGCTGTAGGCCTCGAGGAAACTGCTTTTTTATCAGAGCAATCAGACGCCAAAAGCCAAACCAAACACTCACAGAGTTCCGCCTTTGCAAAGAGTTCGGGTGGACACCAAACCAGCTTGCTAAACAGCCAGCCAAAACAGTTCAGCAGTTCATCGTCATCCTCAACGAGTTAGACCGTCAAGCAGAGGAGGAAAAGCAGAAGGCAGAGCGTGAAGCGAAATGGCGGTCGAAATAACATGCGATGTGGAAGGCATTGAAGAGTTTAAGGCTACCATGGAGCAATTCGATAGCGGTATACAACGTCATGTGCATAGCCAATTGGCAAGCTGGGCAACAGATGTCAAAACCTTAGCAAAACAACTCGCACCAGTAAGAACAGGGCATTTGAGAAGCTCAATTTATGCGAAGATAAGCGAGTGGGTTACTGAAATAGGTGCAGAAGCCACCTACGCCTTGTTTGTTGAGCTTGGCACACGTTACATGCAAGCCCGCCCCTATCTTTACCCAGCCATCCAAGAGCATTTGCCAATGCTTGAGGAGATAATCTGCGAGGCTATTGACGTAGCCAAAGCGGAGGCAGGCTTAGAATGAGCTTCAGAGAAATTGCAGTAACGATAAGGGCGGTTAACCACGCAAGCCACGAATTTACAAGAATCCAAAGCGATGCTGAAGCCTTAAGCGTGCGTATAAAAAGCCTCGGCTCAGCCATTGCTGGTTTAGGTGCTACTGGTGCAGCTATTGGACACATAGCGCATCAGTTTGGCTTATTAAACGATGAGCAGGCTCGTGTTTTCAACAGTGCCATGATGGTTATTAGTGTTATGGGCATGTTCATGAGGACAAGCTGGGGCATAGCCGTAGCTCAGAAGGTTTATGCTGCTGCCTGCTGGATCGCCACTGCTGCTCAGAATGCATTGAATATCAGTTATGCCACGTTTCTGGCTTTAACTGGCGTCGGAATTGCAGTTATTATTTCAGCAGCGGCAGCTATGTGGTATTTCACCAGCCAGATGAACGCAGCCACAGCAAGCGTCAACCAATTCAACGAAGCAACCAGCGCCATGCAAGCACCATCAACCTATGCAGGGCGTAACATTCTCAGAAAGGGCGAAGAAGACATCTACGCCAAGGGAGATTAGCCATGAGTGTAGATATCCCAAAGATGGCGCTTGCCTTCGGCTCAGTTGCAATTCCTCAAGGTGACGTTTTAGAAGCGAGAGTCACGTTGGCATGCACAGAGGAAGCCAGCAGATTTGAGGTTCTTCTGCAAAACTGGGATAAGAAATATTCTCCAGGCGAAACTAATGCCATAAGCGTAGGCGTTGACGGACACATTGACGTAGGCAGAGGAGCTAATTGTCCGCAGCTGATCACGTGCAAGGTTGAAGAAGTCAAATTCATGTCTGACGCGGTTGCACACTACGTTAAGGTTTCTGGGCGTGGCTGGGATGAACGGCTTTTCCGTGCTCTCGTGACTAAAACCTACGCTAACATGAAGGGAGAAGCCATCGTTAAAGACCTCTTGGATTCATACGCTGGCTTAAGCCATAACAGAGGCGGAACCGAGCTTGTTGAGGACACTGACACGACTTATCAAATGCTGAAGTATGAAGACACACCAGTCATAGACATCTTGCAGTTTATCGCTGGAAGCGCAGACAAAAACGGCATTATCGGTTATGATTTCCGAGTTGCGCCTGACGGCAAGTTTGAGTTTTTCCCGCGCGGCTCAAAGACAAATTCCATTAGCCTCGCTGAAAAGCTCGAAAGCACCGAATATGACAAAGATATTCACAGTGTCAGAAACAAGATTACTGTTTACGGTGCACAAGATTACAAGTTGCCAAGCGATTGCGATAGCTGGAGCGATGGTCAAGCTGACTGGCTCATGAACGATGACGCTGAAGATGCGCATAACAACACTGGTTATCAGCTCGTAGGCGAAGTCACGTATGACCCCAGCCCAATAGCCAAAATCATCATTGACACTGTTGAGCTTCAATGCAGAATGAGCGGAGGCTCAGGTAAATACAAAATCACGTATCAGAAGGAAGGCGGAGCTGAAACCGTCATAGTCACCGACCAAGCGTTCAGCAACACAGGTTACGAGTTGAAGCAGCATGTCCTCACAGGAGCCAACAGAATAATTGGAGACATAGGCAAAGACGTAACCATAAGGCATTACACGCTTACAGATAACGCAGCTGACACAGTTTATTCAAAGAATCACAGAGCAGTCGGAGACATCATTTACGGAGATTGGCTGGCTACTGAAGGCAAACTCTATTTTGAAACAGCCACGAAAATGGTTGGCAACGGAAGCATCAGATGCTATTGTGATGGCGTCTATAACTGGGGAATCCTTCTTCTGAACCTTCCTCAAGAAGCTGACTGCACAGGGTTCGCATTTCTCGATTTCCGCATCTACTTAGATAGCAGCCGAAACGGCAGCCTCAACCTTCTCTTGTATGATTACGCTGGAAAATGGGCTTTCAAATACTTGACTTTAGCAGTTGGCGAATGGGTCAGCATGCACGTGCCATGCAATCAAGCAAACGCCAGTGAATGGGCTGTGCAATCAGGTTTTGACTGGTCGAGAGTTGCAGCAGTGAAGTTTTGGACGTACGGAAACGGTTTAGGCAGTTTCTACATTGACGGTTTCAATTTTAATGGCGCCTTCTTTAAAGCCACACAAGAAGACGCAACAAGTCAAGCGTTGTATGGAAAGAGAGAGAAAATCGAGCATGACGAGGAGCTTTACAGCAATAACGAATGTAGCCTGCGTGCAAAGGCTCTTTTAGCCTACTGGAAAGACCCGATTGAGTACATGACGCTCGTCTCCAGAGTTATAGACTACGGGACAACTCCTATTCTGCCAGGCGACAAGATTCACGTGACATTGCCAAACGAGAATATAGACGCCGACTGGGTTGTGCTCAGCGCGGTTTATTACGTAAACGCCAAAGAACAGTATCTTGAAATAACATTGAACCTTGGACGTCAGAAGCCATTGCTGGCTGACTATCTATTTGCAGCGCGAAGAAAGACAGACCACCTAAGCCGACACAAACAACCCCGACTGATTTAG